ACCATCGGCCGGAGCACCATTATCGGTTTGTGTCCATGTGCTTTCAGCCACCACTGAAACATCGCCACATATTGATACGTCTCCGGCCAATCCGTGCCATGATTCACAAACACAGATTCGAAATCTTCGCCTTGTTCGAGCAGTAGTAAATGAAGGGCCACTGAATTTACGCCGCCGCCGAATGATAGATATTTATTCATCGCTGGCGTTCGCAATATTTTCGCAGTCCGCATTGTGCCGGGTCGCCGCATTTTTCAAACGTGCCGCAGTCCCCGGGCTTGATTCTCATACCGACGATTGAACAGTATTTTTCCATGGTTCCCCCATATTGCGTTTCATTTCGTTAAAAGCCCGGCTCAACCAGATTTCCGCATGAAAAAACATCGCTGCTTCCAGACGAGACACCCGCTGGCGGATCTGGTGTTGGTTTGCCGGGACAGCCGGGCGTGCCCCCCGGAGGTTGCGGGTGGTGTGGTGATTTGACACGGTTAAGCCGATTTTTGATTGCTGCCAAGCCCGACAAGCTCCACCGCCGAAACAAAACCGTCAGACCATTTTTCTATTTTCAACGCAGTCTTCCGGCTTAACGGGTTGCCGTTGATGGCATAGTGGATCAGCGGGCGACTGACGCCGATTTCTTCAGCCGCCTGCTTAATTGTTATGCCCCTCATCTCGATGTATTGTTTTAATTTTGTTTTCATGACTCCGTTTATAACTGAAAAAAATAGCCGTGTCAATATATTTTTAGTCGATGCTATATTTTTTGTAAAAAATGCTTGACAGGCCAAAAGTGCGGGTGTATGTTGGACCTAACAAATCGCCAATTCCCCGCTTCGGCCTGCCTCCGGGATGTGGCCCAGGGGATGCGGCAACCAACTCACGGCCACGGCACTCATCGAGTTAGCCCTCTGGCGGCAGGGGTTGGATGCAGAAAACGGCAAGAGCAGTCAATGAGGAACCAATCAACCAAAGGAGGCACACATGGCACACATCACCGGAGCTGCGTTTATCACCGGCTTACTACTGGCCGGGTCAGATGGCCCTTACTTCCCGTATATTAATTTTGCCGGTGCTGCGCTGTTCTGCCTGGTGCCGGTACTGGCAAGGAGGATTCCATGACCGAAACAACTATACCCCTTGATGCTGGCGATCATCTCCGGGCAATCCAAAAGGAAAACAATCGCTTACCTGATGATGAGGCTTTAAGTTTCCATGATTTGATGAGCTATAAGCACAGAATTGAAAAGCTACTGGCGCATTACTATATCGAACTTTTGGGAGGATATAATGGAAGCTGAAATTATCACACGCATGGGGGATATTGCAGATAACGCGCTTACCCGCTACCATCATGTAGGTTATGCGGAACGACTAAACACGCTTCTGGATGCACTGCACCTGATTAGTCAGGAACGAATTGAATATATTAATAACAAGGAGGCACGCCATGAAAGAGCTTATCCAAGAACGGCAGCAAACGCTTGATCAGATCAAGGCATTGCAGGGCCGTGTTGAAGAAATCGAAGATCAAATCTTTGAGGCGATTAAAGACCAAGTAAAAGATCACGGCTCAACTACAATCCGCAATAACGGGCATAAAATTACAGTGACTATACCTATGCGCACCAGTTGGGATGAAAAAAAGCTCCGGGAAATCGCGGATAAAATCCGCAGCGCAAACGATGATCCAGAGCAATACATCCAATACAAGCTGTCAGTGCCTGAAAGCAAGTACAAGGCTTTCCCTGATGCGGTTCGCCAGATATTTGAGCCGGCCAGAACAGTTAAGCCTGGCAAGCGCAATATAAAGGTGGAGGAAATCAATGGCGTTTAAAATTGTCACAGCAGACGAGCGCATGAAGCGGCGCAAGCCGATTAAAGGCGCCATATTCGGACCGCACGGGATCGGCAAAACATCGCTTCTTTGGACGGTTGACCCGGACAAAACCCTGTTTCTCAACCTGGAGGGTGGCGACCTGGCTGTTCAGGACTGCCCGGTTGATTCCATTGAAATTAAAACATGGGATGATGCCATGAACATGGCCTGCCTTATTACAGGACCGGACCCTTCGCGCAGAACGGACCAGGCATATAGTCAGGCGCATTATGACTATGTGGCCGGCGAAACCGACCCGGCTTTTCTGGCCAAATACGACACTGTTTTTTGGGATTCCATTTCAGTGGCGTCAAGGCTTTGCTGGCAATGGGCGACTGGGCAACCAGACTCGTTTTCCGAAAAAACCGGCAAACAAGACATCCGCGGTGCTTACGGCCTTGTCGGTCGTGAACTGGTCCGCTGGCTAACCCATATTCAGCATTGTGAGAGCAAAAACGTGTGGGTTGTCGGCGGACTGGATGAAAAAGAAGACGACTTTGGCCGGCGAAAATACGATCCGCAGATTGAAGGCAGTAAAGCCGGTATGGAACTCCCTGGGATTTTTGATGAAATCATTTCGATGGTGAGCATGAAAGCAGACGATGGCACGCCATACCGGGCTTTTGTCTGCCACAACCCGAACCCGTGGGGGTATCCTGCCAAAGATCGAAGCGGCCGGCTTGGCGTGATTGAAAGGCCGCATCTTGGCGAACTGATGCAGAAAATAAACGGTCCGAAACCGGACCAGAATTTTCAAACCACAATACCAGAAGGAGAATAATTATGAGTTTCTTTGACTTCAACGACGCAGATCAGCAACAGTCCGGCGAGCTTCTGCCGGCCAAAACCATGTGCAAAGTCGTTATGGTGATCCGACCCGGCGGTTTCGGTGACGATGGATGGCGCAGGTGTTCAGACTCCGGCTTTGAATACCTGGACTGCGAGATGACCGTTTCAAGCGCACCTTACGCCAGAAAGAAACTATGGCAAAACGTGGGCGTTGGCGGCCCGAAAGAAGGCCACCAGAAAGCTGCACAGATTTCCCGCGCCCTGCTTCGGGCGGCCCTGGAGTCTGCCCGCGGCATCGACCCGAAAGACGAATCAGACAAAGCCCGGCAGGCCAGACAAGCGAATGGATGGGAAGATTTCAACGGCCTTGAGTTCGCCATTGAAGTCGGGATTGAAAAAGACAAGACCGGGCAATACGGAGATAAGAACAAAATCCAAAAGATTATCACACCAGACCATTCCAAGTATCGCCAGATCATGGATGGTGAAACCATCATTCCCGATGGCGTGAAGGCGGCCAAGGCGGAAGCAAAGCCGGCGGCCTGGAGTGGTGGAGAACAGCAGCCGCAAAAGTCAAACGCCAGCCCCATCCCGGCCTGGGCAAGCTAAATGATCCCAAGACCTTACCAGAAAAAAGCCGTAGACAGGGCCAGAAAGGCCCTGTCTAAACACGGCAACAGCCTTCTTGTCGCACCAACCGGATCAGGCAAAACGCTTATGATCGCATGGCTGCTTGAGCAGCTTGGTGGCAAACAGCTTGTACTCCAGCACCGTGAAGAACTGGTTTATCAAAACCAAGACAAGTTTCACAAGATCGTTGGTTTTGATCGGACCTCATCTATTTGTGGCCTTGGTACAAAAGACTTTACCGGGGATACCATTTTCGGCATGGCGCAAACATTGGGCAGGAACGGGTCAGCCGGTAACATGCCGGCCCTTGATGCGCTTGTAATAGACGAGGCTCATCATGGCGTGGCCGATACTTATATGCGCGTAGTGGATGCCGCCAAAGAAAAAAACCCAAACTGTCTTATTGCCGGCTTTACTGCAACCCCGGCCAGGGGTGATAAGCGGGGGTTGCGCCCAATCTTTGATAACGTGTGCCACCAAATTACTTTGAAATATCTTGTGGATCTTGGCTTCCTTGTGCCACCCCGAACATTTATCGCCAGTCTGCCCGGTGTGTCCGATCAGCTTCAAAAGGTCAAAAAATCGCGAAACGGCGAATTTGACATGGATGAGATTGACACGCTTATGAACACCAGGGCGAACAACAAAGCCGTGGTTCGCGAATGGGAAAAGCTTGCAAGCGACCGTAAAACCATTGTGTTTTGCTCTACGGTTAAACACGCCCAGGAGGCTTGCGGAGAATTTCAGCGACATGGCGTAAAAGCCGATTGCGTCTTTGGGGGTACGCCAAACCGGGCGGAAATCCTTGAACGGTTCGACCGCGGGGATCTGCAAGTGCTGGTCAACGTGGCGGTATTGACAGAGGGTTACGACTCGCAGCCGGTTTCCTGTGTGATCCTCCTGCGGCCCTGCTCTTACAAATCTACCATGCTTCAAATGATTGGCCGTGGATTGCGCACTGTGGACCCGGAAGAATACCCAGGCGTAATAAAAAAAGACTGCCTGATTTTAGACTTTGGCGAATCGTTAAAGACTTACGGCAGTTTGGAGCAAGCCCCGCAACTTGATGATCAAGAAAGTCAAGAGGCTCCGGTCAAAAATTGCCCACAGTGCGAATCAGAGATTCCTATCTCAACAATGGAATGCCCGATATGCGGCTATACATGGCCCATCACCGAGTCCGGCGAAACAGAAGACGACGTGGCAGATGTTGTTTTAACTGAATTTGATATAATGAAGATGTCGCCGTTCAAATGGCTTGATCTCTTTGACACGGGCAAAGTCATGATGGCCGGCGGGTTTAATGCTTGGGTGTTATGCGCCGCGCCGGATGGCGGTACATGGCACAGTCTTGGCAAAACCAAGGGCGGCAATTTGCGACAGCTTGGAATTGGTGAAAAGGCACAAGCTATGGCGTCGGCAGACGATTTTTTACGTATCAACGAAGATTCAGATGCGGCCCGAAAATCTAAGCGGTGGCTGCGCGACCCGGCCACTGTAAAACAGATCCAGTTACTTGAAAAGACCGGCTGGCCGGCAAAACAGGACTATAACCTCCAAAAGTATAAGGCGGCCTGCCTGCTTAATTTTATGTGGCACAAAGACAAGATCGAAAGGACGCTGTTTTTATGAACATTGATTTTCAAACGCTTGGCGAAAAACTGGCCGAGGCCGGGCTTACCGGCAAGGCGGTAAACCAATACTCCAAACAAGAGATTGAAACACTTGTTAAAGCTTGCATTGAGACGGTTCGGCCAGAACAGCAAACCGAATATGTAACAGAACCATACATTGATGCCAATGGTGAACTGGTTATCCCATTTAATTCAGATCCTAAGTACCACTGGTGGCGGCGTTGCGGCCAAAGCCTACTTGAAACTCTACGAGAATTAAAAGCCCCGGATGAGGTCGTAAGGAAATATGTCAAGATCGAAGACGCGCCGCCGTTTTAGCCTAAGCGAGTACTACAAAACAAAGCATTGGAAAGAGTTGTCAAAAAAGATTCGTGCAGAAACGCCATATTGCGAACTGTGCGGATCAAAAAAGCGGTTACAAGTCCACCATAAAACATATTTTCGGATTTACCGGGAAAAACGATCAGACCTCCAGGTACTTTGTGAAGATTGTCACTTAAAAGAAGTGCATCAACAAAAAACAGAGGACGATATGCTTGATTTCAACCACGAAAACAAAACAGGCCGGCTGGTCCATCTTATAGATGAAGCCCTGCAAGCCAAAAACGCCAAACAAAAACCCCGTGCGTACCTGGGCGGCTCCCGCCTGGGCGTGGAGTGTCAACGGGCTTTACAGTTTGAGTTTTTTAATACGCCAAAAGATGAAGGAAAAGAGTTTTCCGGCCAGACATTGCGGACGTTTCAGATCGGCCACGTTCTTGAAGACATGGCGGCTGGCTGGTTGCGGGACGCCGGCCTTGATCTTCGAACAGTCGGAAAGGACGGCAGGCAGTTTGGTTTTGAAACCGGGCGCGGGTTTATCGCCGGTCACGTTGACGGTGTGATCGTTGCCGGTCCTGACGAATTTGGCCCATACCCTCGCCTGTGGGAGTGCAAAACCGCCAATGGCAAGAACTGGCGGCAAATGGAAAAACATAAGATCAAAAAGGCCAAGTGGGTTTATTACATCCAGTGCCAGCTTTACATGGCGTACATGGAGTTAGCCGAAAACCCGGCCCTGTTTACCGCCATTAACAAAGACACATCGGAATTGTATTTTGAAAATGTGGAGTTTGACCCATCAGCCGCACAAGACGCCAGCGACAGAGGCGTAAGGATTATTGAGGCGTGTCTTTGCGGTGAATTGTTACCGCGGATAACCGAAGATCCAAGCTTTTATCAATGCAAATGGTGCGCATGGGCGGATCGGTGCTGGTCAATGGACGAACGAAAAAACGGCGGCGGGGTAAACCAATGCTCAACCTAAACGACCCCGTGACCGTCCGCACCCCAAACGGCACATTTCCCGGCCAGGTCAGGCGTATCCTGCCGGACTACGCCTGGACCGGTGACACTTGGTATCTGGTCCGGGGGCCGGAAGTTGAGACGATAGCACGGGCGGGGAGTATAGAGGCAGTTGTCAAGGATTACTTGATAACTGAAGCGGGAACAGGCGCATAACACCGTTACTTTCGGTGTTATGCGATAAATGTGCAGTATATCACTTGTTATGTATAGGGAGGAATCATGTTTTTATACGTTGAAATGTTTGACAGCTGGGCGGCTTTTCATGAATCACAATATGGGTGCAGTAATCCTACTGGGTGTCGAAGAATTGTTAAATTGAGATTGACGCCGGAGCAGGTTGAGCAAATCAAGCCGAGGAAAACAGGCAATAACGGAAAAACAGAGCTGTTTGAGTCCGTTAATCCGATTTGTATTCAAAACACATAACCAGCGGGTCAAGCGGACGCTGAAAAAAGCGCCGCTTACCCTTATCGTTATATGGCTTAAGGTGAATTATGAGATTACTCGATTTATTTTGCGGTGCTGGTGGCGCGGCAATGGGGTATCACCGGGCCGGGTTTGAAGTTGTCGGGGTAGATACTAAACCGCAACCAAATTATCCTTTTGAATTTTATCAGGCGAACGCCCTGGATTTTCCGCTGGATGGATTTGACATGATCCACGCCAGCCCACCGTGTCAGGCATACTCCTGCATGAAGGCATTGTGGCCGGAAAAAAAATATGATGATCTTGTCGGATATATCAGAGAAAAACTGACGGAGAGCGGATTGCCTTACATCATAGAAAACGTTCCGGGAGCGCCGTTGATCGCCCCTATAAAACTTTGCGGGTCAATGTTCGATCTCGGTGCCGGCCCGTATGCTCTGCGCCGGCATAGAATGTTTGAGTGTTCCTTCCACGTCAACCAACCGAAATGCAGTCACACAAAAGGCAAACCGGTGATTGGCGTGTATGGTGATCATGTCAGATGCAGCCGGCGAAACGGAGATTTACCGATGGCGCTCGGGAAACCGCTGGCGGATGA